CCTGCGTGAGCAGATCCTTGGAAAAGGTGAGCCTGCCCTTGGAGGAACAACTTGCCCATTTGTGCTTCATTCCCCTTATTTGGACTTCTTTAGGTCGCACGTCCATGCTTTCAGCTAACTGGTAAACCAAAGCTTTCAATTCTTCGGGTTTCATCGCGCACCCACCTTCAAAAGTAGCATTAGCTGTTCAACCGTTTTCGCCAGGGCTTCCTTCTCTACGTAACGTGCGAGCACCGCATACATTTCTATGCGCACCTTTTTTTCTCCGTCTTTACTCTCTGCCCAATGAGGGTTTTCTGCAAGAATTCTCCCAACGGCTTTTGCTGCTTCTTCTGCGTTCTCTACCCCTTGGCTGTGTAACATCCAATAGACTGTGAACACAGCCGGATTCATGCCCTTCTCTGCTTGCTCCATCCTTGCTCTGTTTATTTCGCTGATGATCTCCTCGAGCTGCTTCAAACTCTCTTGTGCGGTTTGCTGCTTTTCCATGAAAGCCTGTACAATCTTCTCGGCACGCTCACCGATGGATAACAAATAGGGGTTTTTACGTGCCTCTTCGCGAACCAGCTTTGCAATACTCTTTGCAATGTTGAAAACCTTCTCCGTGTCCATTAACGCATAAATCTGCTGAAACTTATATTTACTTTTATCACTGAAACCTTGGGCAACCTTTATCATTCATCCATCCCCTGTAACTGCACTTGGTATCCTACAACTTCACCTTGAACACTTATTGGGATAACATTAACTACTTTTAATTTTCCCAGCATAGGTACGTCTACCACATCCACCACATTTGCACCAGCCTTTACATCTACGAAAGCATCACAAAGCATTGACCATGTAACACTTCGCAATGCCCTCCCTCCTTCATCAATCAATTTTACTGGAATATTCCTATCATTCAAAAATATACGCACTCTATATGTTCCTACTTCCGTGGTAGTCTCGGTGTAATGGCCTTCACTCAATACTCGCTGTGTACGGTAAATGGTAACATCTACAGGGTTTTGCTCAATTGCCCATGCGATGTCCCTAACCCGCTGTTCCTTCATACCCCATCAGGAGTGTTAACCTGCACAATTCTTGCTCCCATATCACCCATCTGGGAATATGCGTCAGCCATCTTTAAGCACAACTCCAACATGTCTGTCAACGACCTATAAGTGTAACTTTCTGCACCAATGGAATAGCTTTGAATGTTCCCTAACTCTTCTTGTATCCTCGCCGCTTTTAATGTCCATACATAGGAAGCCGCCGCATAAATGTTATCTGACGCCTTAATAATGTCTTCTAATTCAGCATCGGTAAACCTTCCCTCTTCCTTCTCACCAGCAAGATTGCGTAACTGCTCAACTAACTCTGGAGTTGGTATCATCATTAGCTCGCACGGATCTCTACCTTTTGCACATTCTCATCAATAGCAGCAAATACTCCTCTATATGCGTAAGCTACGATCTGGGCTTCCACCAACCTACTTAAATCACCGCTTGTAGTTTCTATCGTAAGGTCTCGCTTAATCAATTCCTTAAATCCTTGTTTCGGCCTAATTAAATAAGCTGTTCCAACTGGCACGCCAGGATAAGTAAACGGCTTCCCATTCAGCGTTCCTTCCCAACCCTCATAGTAAATGATAGAGTTAATTCCACTTAATGGCGGATATGTAGTACCGTTTAACGTAAACCCACCACGCAATGCCATCTCTATGTCAAACCTATCAGACGGATTAGCAAGTAGCACCGTTGGAGCTCTCCTCGCCTTTGTAGCATCTACGATGGCCTTTCTCAATGTTTTGTAAATTCCAAGCCACAAAGGATTGTCATCGCTGACAACTCCACCCTGCCATGCAGTAGTATTTGCCGCCTTGTAACTGTAATTTATAATAGCCCCTAAGTGAATATGGTTAAGCAACGCATTGTAGGCCTGGCCTATAGCCTGGTTGATTAACTCAATCCTAAACATTTCGTTAAAGTCTATGAGCTCCTTGGTATACTCAAACCCTGCGGCATATTCCTGAATAGTAGCAATCGGCCCTTGTTCAACGGACAAACTACCGAAATGAACCTCCTGCCCCTCTAAATGCTCAAGGAATACCACATTACCATACATTGCCCATGTTGCCTGCAATACCCTCGGGAAATTAGGGTCGCTCAAAGTCTGGTAAACTGGAGCATACAGTGTCTGAACCTGCTCCCTACCCAGCTGGACATCTAACGTAACCTTCCTTAACAAGTCCTGCTTATCTTCAAGCGATGCTGATGTCATCAACTCACCTATGGGTTTAGTCAGCTGATACGTTTCCATTTCACCGTTAATCAGCCGAACGTCTACAGGGTACTCTTTTTTATCAATCACCATAGGTACGGTATATGTATATGTTCCTTGCCTTTTTGCGGCTTTAAGACTTTCTTGATCAATTATAATCATCTATATCAGCCCCCTTTCTACGTTCCAGAGATTTGCACTACTGAATATGCCTGCGGTGCAAGTATAAATGTCAACACCTTATTGGTATCATCCCAGCTCGTGCATCTGCCAGCTACTCTATGTGGAGTAGTATCTGTCTTTGCATCTGAAGTAAACGCTGTTCCATCCCAATACACTATTTGCCCAACTGTAAATGTTTTACCTGAAGCAACCTTGGTAGTCTGGTACTCTGCTTGCTCAATGTTCAAGACCACTGTTCCCCCACCTACTACATTTGTCATCGCTACTCCAAGAAAGCCTTTAATTTCGTAAAACTCACCTGCAACCACATTACCCGTAGCCGTTACAACTACACTCTGGCCATCACTTACCTTTGCCTGTGGTATTTGATACTCTGTGCTTAGTACTGGCTGTCCATCAAACGCCATTTTCTCTGCCCCCTTTCTAAATTCTTACTCGCTTAACTACGAGTTTACTACTCTGCTCTTCACCCACAACTGGAGGGTTTACAGCATAAATCTTACTTAATGCTTCTTGCACATCTGGGTCGTTCAAGATATTATCAATCTCGCCTGCTATTTTCTCTTTGTCAGGCTCACCTTCATACTTAAGCAACTTCTTTACCAACACCTGCGCAACCTCGCCTGAAACCTTCTCTTTAATCAGCTGTTCCACCAACTCGCCACATTCTTTGCGTTTCTGCTCTTCAAATGCGGCTTTCATCTTCTCTACACTTGCGACAAGTTCCTCACCTTCTACCCCGAGCAACTCTGTCAGCTCACCATAAACCTTTTGCACTTCGTCCATGCTATCACCTGCCTTTGTTTCTTCTTGTGTTTCTTTTTTTGTCTCTTCTCTTACACTATCCATTTCGCCAATAGCTACAACTTGTGTTTCCATCCCCGCCCTTCCTAACGGTGTCCAGTCAATGCTCAACGGCTGATAATCAACGACCTCAATTTCGCCATTTGTTTTGTGCTTTAATTTCGGAACGCCAAAGATAGAAACTGTCCTTACAGCATTGCCTTTGATCCAACGCTTCAAATCTTCAGCCGACTTGTCAATCACACCTCGCACATACAACTTGCCATTTTCAAACTTTGCACCTACCCAATGTGTAACTGGCTCTGGGAACTCATGATCCACATTATCAGGTTTTTGATGACCCATAAATCCCGGAAGCCCTTGCTCATTTACCGTTCTTTCAATAGCTTTTAGTGCTTCTTCAGTGTAAAACCAGCCTCTTTTAGACTTACCAACGGGTACTGCTACGACTACCTCCATCGGATTAGGGTCATTCTCTTGCAAACTCTTCACATCAGCCCACGGTGCGACTGGGATATCCTCAACCGCCATCTCGCCAATAACATCCATTTGCAACGGTACTGCCATTTCGCCTGCATATTCCTTTATCGTATCGGGAAGTTCTAATCCCATTGTTCGGTAATGCTTCGCCAAATGCATTGCCGCTTCCTTCTTCTCACTCGCAGTTAAATTCGGCTCTGCCCTTGCACCAGCTAATGCTCCAACTGCCGCTATTACGCCCCTACGATTAACAACTAATGTTCCGTCGCTTCTTATCTCATGGTGTGGCCCCCAGCAATCGGCTTCCCTTAAATTCTCATCAACAGGAGCTTTGACTACTGCATACATCTCTTTTATTGCACTTGCAAGCCCTGAAGCTCCTTCTTCTTGTGCTTTTTTGAATGTTTGCCAAATACTGCCTTTGTCTACATCCCCCCAATCTCGTTCTGAAATCTCGTCATTATTAATGGTAAATTTTGTCGGCACTATTGCACCCCCTTTCTATTCTTGGGAAGGTATTGCCCTGTCTTCATGTCTCGGATAATCGGCTTCCCATACTTCGGGTTAATCTCTATTCGTGCTTTATCGTACCTCTTCTCAACTTTTATTGGACGTTCACCCCCATTCATATGTTCCATTATACCACCTCAAAGTCACGCAAATACGCTCTTGCTTCCGCACCTAATACCTTAACCACATCGTCTACAATTGAAGTTCCAGTTTTCTCTTTATATTGTTTAACCAATTCTTTTATATATGCAACTTCCTGTTCGTTCAAATCACGAAAACCATCTTTATAAGTAGCATCTTCCAATATACTCTGCAACTTCTCTGCTGTTTCTTTATCAACTGCAAGCAAGCGCATCATTCTTGATATGTATCCTATTTTACGCATTATAGTTTCATCTTTCATTTTATCCTCCCTTTACCAGTTCGCAACTGTGGGTACACATTTATTTGTTCCACAAATATGTGTACTACATCCCCCAAAGCTTGCCCATCCTTTATGAACTTCTCTTTTTTAATGTCTAACACCCTATAATCGCCTGCACAAAGCACCTCATATTGCTCGGCATAGTGGCTGAACGCTGATACGTTTATCCCTTTCGCACCCTTCACATGCAATGCTACAAATCCACCTTTGTGTACACAATAAAGCTCCCCCCACTCCTTATATATTACATCTTTCTGCGACCAAGAACGAATACCTTGGGTAATCACATCCCCCACCTTCATTTTATCCAAATTCTCATATACATACAGTGGCTCAACCCTTATAAGTTCATTATCATATGGTACAGCTTGTTCCATAAGGTCAAGTGCTGTTTTAATCCACCTTACAAGCCATTTCTCAACGAAATTTAATTTTTCAGGGTTTAACCATTCCTTGTAATTACCAAGTGCAATCTCCGTGCTAATCTTTTGAATGATTGGAGTACCATCAATATATCGCAACAATGCATTAACAAAGAAAGTTTTTTCACTATCATAATCCGCTTTATAAATATCCTGAAGAATACCATTTGCATATGGAGTATGGTCAAGCAAAGCATTTCTTACCCCATCAGGCATTGGTAATGGCTCAAACTTTTTGAACTTTTCTTTCAAAGTTCGCACTTTTTCCGCTGGTGCTTTACGAGATGGCTTAGCAAATGTCCTTTGCCAATATTTCTGCAATTCTGGATCACTATCTGGATTGTCCCTGAACCTCTCTAACCTTTGCACAAATGAACTCGGGTCTTCCACTACCTCTGTAAAAAAGCACAAACAATTCGGATGCGCAGGCATTGGTGGAGCATCCTCTACTCGGTAAACACCCGGCCCAAACCCTTGGTCGGCATATGCTAACTCATCACAAATATCGTATTCTGGGTGTTCTGAACTTAATACCCACTTCACACCTCTACATGCAGGGTTATATGTCGCACTCTTTAATGTGGCATCACCATGAGCCGCTGATAACTCTGTCCTAACCAGACGCAACGACTCATAATTTAAGTCTTTCGGTAACCTCCTACCCATGCGTTTCATCATATTAGGGTAGTCCTTTACTAATGTCCCTGAACCTTCTTTAACATACTTTGTCAATGCTCTTGCTATATCCACAGGGTCCATATTTGTTGCTATCCCTGCTGTTAATATCCTCCCTATCGCCTCTGTGGTATCACCAGTTATATTCCAAATCCTATCGCTTAAATACAAACCACCCAGCCTGCGATTCCACATTGCCTTGATAACATCTTCTTGCACTGAACCAAACACATTTTGTATTTTCCCAGCTACTTCAGGGAATACCTTTAACAACAAATCTGCACTAACTTTCTCGTTATACTCAACCCCAATGCCTACTGCCTTCTCGATACCTTTGCTAATGATATCTTTCTGTTTGCCATTCAACGCCTTGGCGAAATCTTTCAACCCAGCTTTAACATACTTCATCTGTGCCGCTACATCGGAAGGCATGCCTTCTATAGAAACGCTCAAATCTTTGACCATCCCTTCCACTTCCTTGGCTAATGCCTTTTCTGTGGCTAACTCGGTAGTAAGAAACTTTCGCCTATTTTCAAGTGCCCAACTATAATACGGCCCATTGAAACGCTTCAAATCATCACGCCAGCTCATTACGTGCTTCTTCTATTGCCTTATTGATCTCCTCTAATTGTGCATTCAGCCCAGCATTTTCTTCAAGCCGCTGTCGTAATATCCAACTCCTTATTATCCTTTCACGCTCGCCCGGAAGCTCTTCATTATCTGAAACATAACCTTGCATGGTATCCACATACTCGCTCAACAAATCCACTGCCGCATCCATACTCATGAAGCCACCCATCAATGCAGTATTAATTGCCTGCGTGAGCAAATTAAGTACCCTTGCATATTGCTCTTCATCTCGCTCGATTACTTCATCCCATGCTAACGCTACTGAATAATCCTTGAACCTCTTCCCTGTCACCTGCGAATGCATTGCCAATACCATACGTGCAAATTGCTGCCAACTTTCTGTTACCATCTCACGTTTACGAGCAACTCGCCTAATTAACAACGGGTATTGCTCTTTCACGCTCGCATGCGAACTTGGAGTGTGCACACCAAATGCAAACTCGGGCACTTCAGACACATCAACAATACAGTAAAATAACAACTCTAACAATGACCCCGCATCACCTATCGCTGAACTAACCTCAATAAACGACGCATCCTCTTCATTGGTAAAGATTAAAAGCTCATGACCTGTTAAATCAATTCTCGCTGGTCGACCCTGCTGAATACTTTCCCACGCTTCAGGGAAATTGTTTTTAAGGAAGCCGCTGACATCTTTTAACTGTAACTTCATCCTCGGAGTTGAATGCATCTTTGAACCTTGCAAAGCATGTAACATCACATCGTGGTACGCCTTGAAATACGGCTCTACTGCTTCCAACTCGGAATTGCCGAATAACTGTGTCTCTTCCGCCTCATTCTTAAAATGTATTATCGGTATGAAGCCCCACAAATTAGGTTGCTCGCCTACCTTCAAATCTGATGGTACGTCTCCTTCGGCTTGTGTTACGATACTATCTACTGTTACGATTTGGGTATAGTTATACTGCCTTCTTCCCTGATCCCACATTACCCTTGCTGAAATTGTATATGCTACTGGCTCATGCGTAATAGGGTCTAACTCAATGTTTACAACTTGCTCTGGCGGTATGATTGTGAAATCCACTGAACCACCAACACGCTCTGGGTAAAGAACACTTCTCTTGTTATTCACATACAAATATAGAAAACAGTCTCCATCTCTCAATGTCAACTGGTGAACTCGCAAGATTCTACTTGTCCAATCCACGAGATAATCATCTAACACCGCCTGTGCTTCCTCATCCGCACACCTGAAATGCGGTGCACCCATAAACCCAGCTAATGTGTTTATTATTGGCTTCGCAAAGCCCGCTCCTAACTTGTAAGCTTCGTTTGTATTGCGATATAATTCACGTGCTAACTGATAATTTACTCGTGAGGTATTTAATGAATATGACGTGTTATAAGCATTGACAACCCATCCATATTGCCCATAATCAGGTTGCCTTAATTTTGATATTTCCCCTACTATCCACTTAAACGGGTTTGTCGTAAATCTTCACCCCCCGCAAGACGTCAATCCCTTTAGGACTACGCTTTTCAATGTGTTCTGTTATGTACATTATAGCATATCGCAACGCATCCATAGAATGGTCGAACTCCTTTACTGGCTGCTCTGATTGTGCACCATTGATAACCTTCCACGAATACACCTCAAACTCATTTAACGTATTCTGCAACCCACGGAATACAAACAACTGCCTTGCCTTCAACTTCTCTGTTACTCTTTGTATACCTGTCAATACAGAATTATCAGCCGCTTGAACTGGTAATCCTAACCGCCTCAAATCCTCCATAC